AGAATCAGGAGCGTAAAGCAAATGATTTGCCGCCATTGAAGTAACCTTTTGCAATAGCCTTCAATTAACTGGAGATGAACTATGCGTAATGTAGATGCAGGACTTAGTGAATTAGAAACGGAACTGGATGAAGTTGGTAGTGTAGAACCAACCAATCGAGAGGAACCTACGTTTGCCATGCCAAGCAAGTTTGCTGGTAAGTCAGCGGAGGAGATTGTACAGTCCTATGTAGAGCTTGAGAAAGAGCTGGGTAGGAAGGGCAATGAGATTGGTGAGCTACGTAAGCTAACAGATAGTTTTATCCAGCGTGAGCTTGGTGCCAAGTCTACTGATCCTAAGACAGAGGAACTGGAGTCATCGTTTGACTTTGATAATCCTGAGTATTCCGTGGATCGTCGGGTAGAAGAGAACCCGAAACTTAAATCTCTTGAACAACGCCTGCTAGAAGCGGAACGCAAGACTGCTATCAAAGAGTTTGAAACGAAGCATCCTGATTACCGAGAAGTAACTAGCTCACCTGAGTTTCAGGAATGGGTTGGTAAATCAAAGTATCGGACTAGCATGTACGTGCAAGCTAACAATAACTTTGACCTTGAAGCTGGTGATGATCTACTCACCATGTGGAAAGATACTCACAAGTCCGCTGTTAGTGATGAGGAAAAGGCAGCATCTGCCCAGCGTAGAGCACAAGCTCTCGGTAAAGCAGCTACAGCTAAAACAACTAGTGGTGAAACAGGTGGCAAGAAGATCTTGCGTAGAGCAGATCTGCTAAAGCTCCAGATCGAAGATCCGGTACGCTATAAGCAACTTGCACCTGAGATCCGTCTTGCATACGCAGAAGGTCGAGTTCGCTAGTTCAACTTAACTTAAACTTAATATTGGAGAGTATTACAAATGGCTACTCAAGCATACCCACCAGCCGGTGCAGCAGATGACGCATCTGGCGTAACTTCCCTTGCCAACTTTATTCCAGAGATTTGGAGTGATGAGATCATCGCATCTTACACTGCCAATCTGGTTATGGCAAACCTTGTCACTCGTCTTAACCATGTTGGTAAGAAGGGTGATACAATCCACATCCCGGCACCTACCCGCGCATCTGCCAATGCAAAGGCAGAGGCTACTGGTATCACCATCATCAGTAATGTTGAGGGTAAGGTCGATATTAGCATCAACAAGCACTACGAGTATTCTCGTTTGATTGAGGATATTGCTAATATTCAGGCACTTGATTCCTTCCGCATGTTCTACACTGAAGATGCTGGTCGTGCTCTGGCAACTCAGGTTGATACTGACCTGATCCTGCTGGGTCGTAGTGCTCAGGGTGGTAACGGTACTCAGGACTACACTCAGGGTACTACTCTGAACGGTGCTGGTGCTTCCTTCACTGGTGCTAACGGTGCATCGTTCACTGATGCTGGTATCCGTACCATCATCCAGACGCTCGATGATGCCAACGTACCGATGGATCAGCGTTCTCTGATCATCCCTCCGAGCCAGAAGAATGTTCTGCTTGGTCTGGCAACTGGTACTACCACCACTCTGGCACAGGGTTTCGCTCGTGCTGATACCACGGGTGATGCTCGCTCCGCTCTGCGTAGTGGTCTTATCGGTGATGTCTACGGTGTTCCGGTCTATGTGACCACCAACGTAGATACGGATGACACGGTGACTCAGGAAGTCGGTCTGATGTTCCACAAGGAATGGGTTGCTCTGGTCGAGCAGATGACTGTTCGTACCCAGACCCAGTACAAGCAGGAGTATCTGGCTGATCTGCTGACTGCTGACACCATCTACGGTGTTGGTGAGCTGCGCGATACCTCGTGTATGCCGATCATCTTTGATTAACCTGTAACCAGTACCCACCCCTTCGGGGGTGGGATACTTTAAGGATATAGTATCTATGGGTGGTAATGGATATAGTGGAAATCCTGATCCGGGTGGCTCACCTACTGCTGGACTTGGTAGAGGACGGGAGGTTATAACACCAACACAACAGAATGTTCAGATTCCAAGAGCATGTTGGAAAGATAATCTTTCCCCAATGTCTAATGCAAAAGTTGGTGGTACTAATCCACCAGTATGGGCTGCTTATAAAGGAAATATATATGCTTACCAATTTCAAAATAAAATAACTGCACAACAGCAAGAGGTCTTTGTAAGTTTTCATATCAATCATGATTATGCTTTGAATACAAAACTATATCCACACGTACATTGTACAACTAATGATGTTTCTCCAAGTGGTAATGTCAGATGGGGTATTGAATACATAGTAGCACTTGGTCATGACCAACAAGCATTTGGTTCAGCAACTACTGTTTATGTGAGTGGAGCTATAACTACACAATATCAACACTATGTATTAGAAGTCTCTGATAACGATGCAATAGATGGTGAAGCTTTAGGCATTGAACCAGATACAGTTATACTAATGAGAATATTTAGAAATAGTGGAGATGCTCTGGATACATTTGAAAGTGATAATATGTTTGGACTGTTCGTTGATCTACATTACTTAGCAGATCATGTTGGTACAAAAAAGAAATCACCTAACTTTTATATTAGTGAGTAACGTATGGCAGATACATACTTGAATATGGTTAATAATGTTCTCAAGAGGTTACGAGAAGATGAGGTATCGTCCGTCGCAGCGAACTCGTACTCCAAACTCATTGGTGTATTCGTTAACGAAGCTAAAAGATTTGTGGAAGATTCATGGGATTGGGCTGCTCTTAGGAGTAATATTAGTGTTACTCTTGCTGGTGATTCAGCAACTAGCGTCTATTCATTGGTGGGTAGCACCAAGAATGCACGAATCAAAGCGGTATATGACACCACTGCCAAGAGTGCATTACTGCAAGCATCTCGGGAATGGATCAACAGTGAAGCTCTCACAGCTTCAAGTGTCTCTTCTCGACCAACCTACTATACTATAGCAGGGTTTGATAGTTCAGACCAGATGCAGTTGCGCTTCTGGCCCTTGGAGAATGCTGGAGATACTATCCAAGTATCCGGTGTATTTCCTGAAGTAGAATTGTCTGATGACACAGACACTACTGCACTTCCTAGTTTACCAATAATTCTCAAAGCATACTCACTAGCTCTCAGTGAGCGTGGTGAAGATGGTGGTACACGCTTTGATGAGACAGAGGAGAAAGCTAACGTAGCACTGGGTGATGCTATCCTACAGGATCAGCAATGGTTCCAGCATGATGAGCTAGTCTGGAGGCCTTACTAGTGCCAACACAATTACATGCTATTGGTGCATCAGTACCGGGGTTTAAGGGTTTGCAGTTACAATCTGCAAGCTCATACCTCACGCCTGATTGGGCTACCGTAGCAGATAATCTAATCTTTGATGATGCTGGTAGGCTTGCTGCTCGTAAAGGGTATACAGTTATCGGTGATACTGTTGATGCAGAGATCGAACAGATCTATGAATACATAAGTGTTGCTGGTGTAGGTACTCGTATCTTCTCAACAGCTAATGGTATCTACAAAGAATCTTCTGGTACTGTGACAGATATTAGTGCATCACTTACTATTGATGATGGTAACTGGAAATTCCAAAACTGGAATGACGGTACTAATCAGCTAGTCCTTGGTTTAAATAATAGTAATAGTACTAATAAATATATACAGTGGAATGGTAGCGGGGATTTCACGGATATTACTTCAACTGGAACAGAACCAACTGGCAGTGACATGATTGTAGCTTGGGGCAGAGTCTTTGCCCTACACTCGAACGATACTATCTTGAAGTGGTCAGTCGTCATAGATCATGATGACTTTAATGGTGTTGGTGCCGGTACACTAGACCTTTACAATGTGTTCAGTGAGGGTATGGATCGTGCTGTAGCCTTAGCACCATTCAACAACCAGCTTATTATCTTTGGTAGAAATAATATCCTTATCTATGGTGCAACAGATGCTACTCGTGGTAGTGTTGCAACGGATTTTCTTGATCCAAATGACATGGTACTCGTTGATACTATTCATGGTACGAATGTTGGTAGTGACATTGTATTCCTGTCACCAGCGGGGTTGCAGTCACTCGGTCGACTAGTACAAGAACGTAGTGCACCAATTGGTAATGAGTCAGGTAATGTACGAGATCATTTCATTGCTGATATTAAATCTCAATCAGACAAGACACGCATACGTAGTTGCTACAGTGAAACTGAGGGATTCTATCTAGTCTCATTCCCCGATCTACCAACACCAGAAGTCTATTGCTTTGACATGAAGTTCAGGTTAGAGGATGGTAGTCGTAGGGTTACTATCTGGAATCAGATTAAACCAACAGCTATGTTTGTATCGAGGTTGGATGATCGTATATTGTATATGAGTCAGCTCACAGGTACTGGGCCTAGTG